GTTAGCGTCACTACTGCCACAACTGTTACACGGTTCATGCCTTAGGAATTCAGAAGTTAACTCAGCCATTCAATTGGTATGGCGTGATAGTGAGCCCAGAGAAACCCATTCCTCTCTGCCCATTTAGCGTATGATGTTTTAGATCCTTTGTATATTTTATTGTTAGGGGCTTGGAATACAAATCGAATGTCAAGCTCTGGGTTTTGTTTCTTGACAGCGATCATCTTTCGCCGGTCATCTGGTGACAGGTGACCCTTAGCTTCTAAATAGACGCCATTAGGCAGTAGAAAATCAGGTGTGTAATTACATTTTAGTACGTATGGTACTGTATTACTTTCGTATTCATATTCAACCCCCAGGGTAGAGAGAAGGTCAGCAACCTTTCTCTCCAGACCTGAGCGGAAATCAGTCATCTAATTCAGAAGTCATCTTCACTCACCTCCGTTGAACCACTAACGACTTGTGCGGGATCACCAGCACGGAAGCCCTCAGCGGTACCAAACAGTTCGGCAGCTGCTTCAGCACTCAGCTCAGCTTCGCCACCACCAGTGGACCCGCCAAGCTCAATAATTTGTACACCTTTAAGTTTGAGTGATGTGCCATAAGTCACACCATCCTTAAGGATGTAGGGTTTCTGTACGAATGCCAGCTTTACTTTTGACCCACTATAAAGAGGGGTCTCTTCATCGGTGACAAGTGTACCTTCGGTGTCAACAATCGGAGGTTTTGCATCCTCCTTCCAGGAGAACTTAAGTTTGTTGCGACCCGGTTCAATTTCCTCCCAGGGGGTGGGCTTAAGAGTTGAACGCTTCGGGTTCTTAAGCTTTGACTCACACCACTTCAATACTTCGGTGCGATCAGCTTCTAGTTGTTGAACCATTTCATCATCAACCACGGCAGTAAGGCTATAGCCAAACTTACCGGGACACAGAACTGCTTGAAATCCCTCAAGTACAACGGGATCAGCAGTGACAAAGGGTGGTTTAGACATCAGCAAAAAAAGTAAGTAGATTCAATAACCGATTCGGGAGCTAGGTCACCCACGATCGGAGGTTCAGTAAGGGCACCAATCTGTTTTGCCCAATCTTTTAGATAGTCTTGCTCTGCAAAAAGGTGCATGTAAGTTTCTCTGACGATGGATGAAAGAACACCCATGTCAGTAGCACGACACAAAACCGAGTCGTGTATGAGGGCCAGCGGTGCGTCAAAGCGGATTGCAGATAGGTGTAATAGTGATGCATCAAGGGAGTGGATAAGATTTGGGGCAGTAGCGTTTTTATGGTGATTGACATCAACCACGTCTGTTTCCTCACCAATTTTCATGGCACATCGACCAAGTAGTTGCAGTTCTATTTGCTTGGTCTTGTATTTATTTAGTTTTTGATGGACGACAAAACCAGAGGGTGTCTCCCACTGTAAAAATGTAGCACCGCGTTTAATAGCAGCGGCAACCTCAATCTCGATCCATTTCATTACACGCATTGGACCGGGTACAATCCGATCCATTGCTTCGCGAACCGCTTTAACAATTACCGTAAGTTCATCCTTATCAACCTCAACACCTTTCTCCTTCAGTGCTTCTTTAATGTAACCACGGTTGGAGATAGGCTTTGCGTTGTAAGGAACAGTCATTACAGTACGTTTTACCGCTTTGCGGTCCCAGTGCTCAAGTAAACGTTCTGGAATGTGTGGTTTCGATTCCTCTGCAATGACTCTGTAAGCATCCTGAGGTTTCTCCCCAGGGAGTACATTAACCAATCGAGCCGTTGATCTATCTCTGGCGAGCCCTGCCAAGACTTGTAATCCTGAGCAAGTGGCGTCAACAGCGATAGGTAGGCAGGTAAAACTGCGACTACAATCAATAAAACAAGCATAATACTCTTCGCAAGCAGCAAGAAAACACCAAGGTTCGGAAGCAGCCTCCCATTCACAAAGGTTGCCAATGGGATCAGTGGCAATACGACTGATAAGGTCGTGATTGTGATTAACCCATTCCATACGTTTGTGCATAGGTTCCTTATCAAGACCATACGTAGTGGCTACTTGAAAAGCGACCCACTCTTGATCACCGTCGTGGATGAATGATTCATCCGCAAACTGAAGAAGGGATTTACCAAAATCAGTGTCTTGGGGTGTGAGGAATGCGGGTATCGGATAGGCTCTTCCGCGATAGTCAAAGCTCCAGGGGATGAAGAATCGTTCCCGATCTTTGAATCTTTGCACGGCTTCCATTGTCATACGAGTACGACAACTGCGTCGAAAGGCTTGGCTGTTTATGTTATTTACCTCTGCGGCCTTGCGCCTGTAGTCTTTGCGTGAGTCATAGTTGTCAGCAATATCTACTGGTTTAGGTGGCAGTGGCATTTCCACAATTGGTACAAACTTACCAACTGCAATTTGTTGTTGTAGTAAATGCTCTGCAACTTCTACAACAAACGGGTTCAAGCGGTAACCAACCTTCTGAATCTTGTTTAAGAATTCAAATGGTGTTTCCCCCTGTATAAGGCTGGGGTTACCACGGCGGACCATTTCATGTCCCTTCATTACCTCATTAAGGAGGTAGCCACCACATCGATCTTTTGACCAATCATTTGGCTCTATAAGCATGGGCCATGCAAGTGGAGCAAACAACTCGCTCTCCTGCATTATGTCCTGCTTTATGGCCATAAACTGATCGGTAGGTACAACAAAGTTTACTGTTTTACCTTGTTGAAGTTGTGTATTAACTGTAAACCAACCACTTACTTCCATGATGCAATCTAACAACCACCCACCAAGTTTGATGTTGATTGTGTTAGGCCATGTTTTCCACGGCTTGACATCGGTGCGGTTAATGAGCGTGGCGGTACTGCGTACCTTTTGTTGGGTACCCATGCTGCTGTGCCAATACTTCTGCTTGATGCAGTTCAGCAGCCCGGGTGCTGTGTTTTCGTAGTACCGCATTTGCAATTCGTCTTGAATTGCTCGACCAATACCACCGGTTACATTTGGTACTAGTGCCTGCTTTGGTTTGACACTGAATACTCGATCAAATGTAAGTTTTAAAGCAATGGTAGCAAGTGCCAATGTTTCCAATTCATCGAGATATGTTTTAATCTCTCTGAATGCTGGACCGTTGGAGCCACGTGCAAGGCGTGAGCGTGTTGCTTCGATCTTTTCAACTACCGCCGGCAACACTGCACGGATACTGGATGCACCGTACACAGTGGCACTTGCATAATCACGCTCTTCTAGTTGTTGTGTGTTGGTTTTAAGTTTAAGTATTCCCTTGCGTATTTGATCTCTTTCTAGTTGTACCTGCTCTTCGATCTGTGCGGGTGTAGCCATAAATAAACATGAGACTGCAAGCTAGATACGGAATAACTATTTATACCGTAGTGTATTGGTTGAGAAAACAAATGGGGCCAAGGATTTCTCCGTGACCCCTCCACTTACGTGGTGAAAAACTCTTTGGAACCTGAAACTAGCGCGTCTACCGATTCCGCCACATCCGCGTGGGGATTCCAGCGATTGGACCCGGTAAGAACCGGAGCGCTGGCGTCCAAAGAGTGTAGCACTCGGGTGCCACTAGACGCTCCTAGATGGCCCCTATGGCGGCCTGCAGGGCCGGGTCGGAGACCTTGGCATACCTAAGGGTGGTCTCGATCCGTTTATGCCCCATCAGGGCCATCAGCTGGCGCATGGGAACCTCAGCATCAACTGCCCACGTGGCAAATGAATGCCGCAGGGTGTGGAAGACATACTCTTCGCCCTTGCCAATGTATTTGTTAATTTTCTTGAAGCAACGATAGAGTTGGTCTTTGTCGTTCCATTCGTCACCAAAGATGCGGACATTTGGAGCAACTAACTCACAACGACGAATGAGCATGGGTTTGATGTGATTGTGAATGGGGATCTTTCTCCAGTTCTTGGCTTTGGTTGTTTGACTTGGAACACCACCCACATGGATCTCCATGCGTGATAGATCGATGTCACATGCACGCAGTTTGAGCAGCTCGCCCTGGCGCATACCTGTATAGGCGGCAACATCAATGATCTGTGCTGCGTCCGTACGCATGAACGGATCTACTGCTGCAGTTACTAATTGCTGAACTTCTTCCTTAGTGTAGAAGTTGATCCTGTGTTCATGCTCTTTGCGACGACGAAACTTCGGTGGTTGTGGGATTAATCCGTCGAATGCGCAGTGGTTAAGGACCGTGCTGACCGCAGAAATGATTCGGTTGATTGTTGCATCACTTTTACCTTGGTCTTCAAGTTCAATTGAAACTCTGGCGAGCAAAGGTTGATCGATTTTTCGCACGTTGAAAGAAAGTCCAACAGCTTGAGTGAAGTGGTTTGTATTGATGCGAGCAGTTGCTGCTCCATTGCCGTGCCTCCATGAGTGGCGGGTGTTGAATGTGTAATCAAGTGCCTGGCCCCAGGTCTTGATGTCCATAAAGGAGTTCCTCGATTTGTTTGAGCAGTTGTTCCCCCCTGCTGGTCAGGGATAGCATTTGGCGTCGTCTGTTGTTAGGGTCCTGTTGCTTCTTAATCAATCCCATTCCAGGCTTGTTGAGGCGGTGATGTTCACTGAGCCAATCTGTATTGCGTGATGAACTGGCTGTGGTGAAATCTAGATCCTCTTCAAGTGCGCTTTTGTGGCAGTGATTGTGAGATGCAACGTAGAGATACGAAGCAATAACTTGCCCCGGAACCTCCCTATCGAGCAGACGTAGCAGGTTGATCACCTTGAGTAGCCGCAGGGCTTTGTCGTTGGTGACCTGCCGCCGAAGTGGATCCATTAGCAGCAAATAGGGGACAATCCAATTCTATCAGAAAGATACCTAAGTGGATAGAAACGCCGGATGGGTTTTGCCATATATCCCAGAACCCGGGAAGATCGACTGTAATACTCAGCACGTGGTGGTCGGTTGCGGTAGTACAAGCGTATCATCACACAGCTGATCGAGCATCAACTCAATAAGTTCTTCACGATGCGGATGACGCATAATTTCATCACACAAGCGGGTCGTCAAAGTCTGCAGAGTCTTCGGAGTCATTAAACAGTAAATCTTCTGGGAACATGTGGTGGATTGAGTCGTGATCGGCAACGGCAAACTCAATATCCGGGGTGTTTAGTAGTTGTTGGACTTTGCGTGTGGCAGCCGATGCTTTGCGGTACACATACTCGGTGGTTTTCTTGGTTGGAATGTCGGTGACACGGATGATGCAGCAGACACTGCTCGGTAGTTCCCAACCTGCAACCTTCCAAGTCATCACCTCTTCATATGTATGCGGTACAAAGAACTCATCGGGTGCGTCCTTGAATTGTTGCCAGTTATTGTCGTAGTATTCTTTAGATTTAGCCATTTACTTTAATAACATCAAGGAGTTCATGATTCAATTCCCTGGACAACTGAAGTGCGGAGAATGCAGCTTCTTCATCGTTGAGCGCCAAGATATACTTGGATCTGGAATTAGAAAGACGAACTCGATACAAGTTCAAGGCACCTCCGTGATTGTGATTTGTTGTAGTCATTGGCAATAAAAAAGGACCGTTACGTTGGCCCTTTGAATTCTTTTGCGTCAGCAAGCATTTGTCGTATCATCTCAAGTTGTAGACGAACTTTCTCTAGCTTGATGTTGAGTCGTTGCAGATGATCTGCGTATTGATCAAGATCCCTGGAATTTGAAGGCATTGATAAGAACACAAAGGGTGACAAGAAGACCAACACCACCGATGATGCTGGTAATGATTTGGGTTTCAGTCATCAAAGAAATAGGATACTTGTTCGTTGAATGCACGCTCGTCCATGTCGTTAAGCCACTCGATCATGTCATCGAAGACATACCTTTCAAGATCTTCAATACTCATTCCATCTACAATGTATTTGGCAAGTGATTCGGGTGTGTGTTCCATTAAAAGTTGTTGTTGAAGTAATAAGCCATGCCGTTGAATTCGATGTAGGCGTAGTCATACGAGAGGCTGTGGTCCCACACCTGCTGCCAATCAATGGCGTGATAAATTGCTTGCATTTCATCGGTGAAGATGTTGTAAGCATTTTCGATGAACTCTTCTGCAAACTCTCGCTCGTGACGCCACGTGGCTTCAACCGACATGCAATAGGCATCTTCAAGCTGAGATACGGTTTCAATACCAAGCTCGTTGAGTTGATCACAGAACTCCTCCAGTTTTTCGTCCGGGACATTTACAATGTCGTAGGCTTTGTCGAGAAATTCCTCGCTGTACTTAGAGGTGAATTCAGTTTGAGCGGTGGCTTGTGCTGCGACCATGTGATGTGCGTGTGAT